CCGCTGCTGTCCGAGCTCGGCGATCGCGAGATCCAGATCGAGGGCCATCATCGGGTCAGTCACTCCCAACAGCGACGAGGGCCTCTGCCCGTACCGCCTCCCCGCCTTGTCCAGGAGGAGCGCCAGCGGATTCTTCGCCACGAAAGTCAGCCCCCGCAGTCGGCGTGATCCGGAACGTGGCGAGGAAGATCGCCTGCTTGGCCTCGAACGGTAGGTCCCCAACCCAGACCGTGTTCGCGCTCTCCTCGTGCTCGTACATGACGATCCGCGGCGACACCGACGCTGCGCAGATGAAGTCGTCCAGCATCTCCCCCACGGCCTGCGCCCGGTCGATGACGGTCGGGAGTGGACGGTTGTCAAGGACGGCGTCCGGGGCGGCCAGGTCGGCCTGGATCTGCCGGACCCGCTCGAGCGCGGGCCACGTCATGAGGCCGGAGAGCGCCATCTTGACCAGGTCCGGGTATCGGCACTCGAAGACGAGGTCCGTCCCGGGAACGGCCACGGTGACGGTTTTTGGGGTTTTGAAACGTGCCTTGATGTCGGCGGCTGTCGATGCCATAGAGGGCCTCACACGCCCCGGCAGGTAAAAGAAAGGCGGCGCGGATCGGTGCCGGGTCGACCCGCGCCGCCTGCGCAACTTGCTCGCCGGTGGTGTGAGCACGCGACGCGCCCGGCTGCGCGCGGTGCCCTTACGAGCCGGCTACAGCTCGTAGTACCACTGGAACATGCAATCACCGGCCGTTCGCGACGTGTCGGCGAGTGCCGTGAACTCGACCTGCTGCATGCCCGGCTTCGTCCGCGAAAAGGGGAAGTTGAGCCCCTTCGACGGATAGGCCAGATACATGAAGATGACGAGATACTTCGTCGGCACGACCCGCTGCCGGGCCGTCAGCATGACCGTCTGTTTCAAGGCGGCGAACGCGCCAGACCCGGAGCCGGCGTAAAACGCTTCCTTCGTGCCGTCGGTGAACTGGCCGATGTTGTCGAACGCCGCACGCAAGGCGACGACCGTCGCTTCCTGCGTCGTAAACGTGATCTTCGCTTTCTCCTGCGTAAGAAAGACGTCCACGCCGGCATAGAACTGCTCGGCCTGGATTTCAGATTTCGTGGCCTCGTACGAGAACACGGTATCGGAGTTGGTCAAGCCGATCTCGGTGCCGGTCGCCGGGACGCCGGCGGTATGGCTGACAAATGTCGGCGGCGCGCCGGAGGGCGGGGCGGTGACGCCCACGAACAGCCGGCAGGGCCCGACGTGGATGCGATTGGGTGCGAAGGCCATCTGCTACTCCTCGCCTGATGTGTCCGTCGCCGCTATAGGCGGGGCGGTCTGTCCGATCTGATCCTCAAGTGCCTGGGCCGCCTCGGTCAGCCGATTCAGCAGGTCTGACGTCCGGACCATCCGATCCTTGATAAACCCGAGCCGCTCGTGCGGAAGGAATCGGACCGCGTCCGGGTCTTCAACATCTGCGAACGGATGCCCCGCCGCGTCGATCGCCTCGACGAGGCCTCGGATCGCCGGATCCTCGCCGACATGCTGTGGGAGCTCGACCTCGGTCCCGCCCTCGAGCGTCTCGCCGTTGTGTGGGAGCAACGCGCCGTCCTTGACTCTGTATCGTGGCATCGTGTCCTCCCCCTTATGCCGTGGTGCCCACACGAAGGACACCCACCGTCACGCTCGTCACGCCGGAGTAGGTCACCTGTGCGTTGCCGTTCGCATCCTTGAACCGAAAGAGGCTGAACGGGCCAAGAATCGCCAGCTTGCCCGCGTTGACCGTGAACGCTTTGTCGTGCACCGCGTTGGTCACCCCGAAGTTGTCCGCCACCGCCGCGACGACTGTCGAGATCGTGACCGTAATCGAGCCGCCGCCGCCGTTGTTGACGACGAGCAGATCCTTGCCCGTCATGAAGAACGAGTCGCCGCCGCCGGTCGCCGCGACAAGCTGCGCGATGATGTCGGTGATGCCGATGTCCGGCCCGGCCGCGATGCCTGTGAGAAGTGCCATGAGTCAGCTCCCCTACTGCGTCGGGTATCCGCTCGGCAGGCCGAGCGTCCGGTAAATCTGGACTTCGAGTTCGACCATCGCCCAGACCTGCGCGCTCTCAAACGCTTCGTCGTAGGTCCGCTGCACCACGAGCGTATCGACCGCCAAGCCGCCGCGCGTCCGATCGAGACCGATCGCGGCCTCGATGTCGGCACACCCTCGGAAGAATGTTTGCATCCGGCTCTCGTCCATCGTCGGATCGGATCGGTTGATCCAGTGCACGACCATCGGCATCGTCATGAGCACTTGCGCCATGCCAGGTGTGCTCGCGAGGGCGTAGTCGACCGCGCCGCTGTATTCCCACCGCTCCGGGCGCTTCTCGAGCACGACGAACGGCCGCGCGCCGCTCGGGTCAATGAGTTCCTCAACGCCCTGGTTCGGGTCCAGCTTGACGGCCAGCCCCGCGAGATCATGGAAATAGCCATCAATGATGGAGACCTGCCGAAGTGCGGTCTGGAGGTCCAACATCACGAGGTACTCAATCGGCTCCGGCACCGACCGCCTCCGCACTCGCGCCGGCGCCGCCGGCTGACCATTCGAGCTCGTGCTTGAGATTCGGCACGAGCACCTCGCGCGCGCGCGCAATCCCGACTGGCCGATACTTGCCGAACACGTGCCCGATGGAGGGGCCGAACAGTTCGCGGATCCCGAGCCGCGCGCGCGCCTTGCGAATGAAGACGCCGCGATGACCGGAGGGCATCGTCGCGATAAACGCTGATTGGATCCGATCGCGTGATCCGGAGAGCTTGTACGACACGCCGCGGCCGCGGCCCCGTGATGGTTCTGGGCCGCTCGCGCCGAAGGCAATCAGCGGGGTCCGCTTCAGCTTCGCGCCGAGCGTTGCTTCTGGACGGTCCGGTACCGCCTCGCGGAGAGTCAGGGAATCACGGACGACTTTCGAGGCGAGCCCGGTGTCGCTGGCGATCTCGCGCACCATGACGGTACGGACACTGCCGATCGTGCGATTGATGGCCCGTGCGAGTGCCGAGGGGATCTTCTCTGCGCGACCCTTGAAGCTGGCCATCGCCGCCGGCGCCCCTTGAATGCTGACCTGAATCATAGGGTGATGTCCGTCGCTACCAGGTGGACCCGGAACTCGTCAACTTCCGCCGGCCGACTGAACCCGTCAACGCGCCAATCAGTCGGCGTCGCGCCTTGCAGCTCCGGCGCAGAGATGATCGTGCCGCGTGGAATGCTCGCCAGGCTTGCCGTCCGTTTGATGGCCATCAATCTCCGCGGCTCGCGTCGCTGAAAGTCCGTCCCGAACGGCCTGGATTCGTCCGGTGGTTGATCCATCCAGATCCCGGTTGTCGCGATCGGCGTGTCGTCCGGCACCGGCCGCGTGATGGTGATGTCGACCCCGATCGTGTCGAACATCACCGTCTGCGCCTGCGCGCGGAGCGCGTCGACGTCCACCGGACTATGCGCCGGTTGGAGCCGCGGTCCCGTTCAGCCGCACGGTACCGGTCGTGTCGCCGCTCGCCGCTGCGATCAGCGCGATCCCGATGCGCGTGTTCGAGGTCGTCACGTTGGTCACGTTCTTGTTCGTGTTGTCCCAGTACAACAGCGCGCCCTGGGTCCACGCGATACCCGTCGCTTTCGCCAGCACGTGCACGCCTTCGATCGCGAACGTGCCCGCGACGCCGTTGGCGATGTCGCTCATGGCCACGCCGAAGAGCGTGCCGACGAGCGCCCCCTGACCAGACGTCAGCGCGTACGGCGCCGTCAACGTGACGAAATTCCCATCCTGCACAAACAGCTTGGACATGCGGTGCTCCTCTATGCCTCCGAAATCGAGTCCGGCCTATGCGCCAGGATTCTTGAACAGCCCGCGCCAGTCGATCGCCTTGGCGGCAAAATCGTGGCGACACTTGATCTCGAGGCCATCGACATCGAAGCCGATCCGGCTCTCGACCACCGGGCCGTTCTCGCCTTCGAGGTACGCATACTCGAGGACGTCGATCTGCGCCGGGTCCGCCGCGAGGTACCACGACACGTTGCTGCCGGAGGTGCCGCCGATGCCGACCTCGAGACGCGGCTCCGAGATGACCTGCAGCCGGCCCGCGAACGGATTCACCGAGCTTGACTGACTTGCCAGTAGGTTGGTGCTGACGAATTGGTCGGCGAGGGTTTCCTTCGCCGGCGGCACGATCAGGAAGGCCGGGGCGACATTGATGAGCGTCGTCGCATCGAGCCCGGTTTGCTTCCGCATCGCCTGGCGTCCGGCGCCGATCGAGGCGACCGAGATCGCATCGCTCGATGCCGACAGGTTGTTGTGGCCGGAGGCGAAGAGCGCCGTGCCGTCGCCCATCGTCGGATTGCTGAGGATCTGCAACCAGACGATGTTGGATTCGAGGTTCCGCGCCGCCCGGCCAAAGAGCATCGGCACCCGCGAGAACGCGTTCGTGTCATCGTTTATCAGCGCCTTGCGGCTGATGCCGAACACGCGACCATAGGTCGCCAGCTGGTACTGTTCCTTGCCTTCTCCGATCGTCCCGCGCGTGAACTCGCCCTGGTCGTCGACCGCCAGCAGGCCGGGCGCGTCCCCAATCTGGAGCCGCTTGGCCAGCTTGAAATCCGGAATCGTGCTCTGCCGCGAGATGGGCCCGAACGTCTGCGGGGCCTCTTCATAGGCGCGCCGCAGTGTCTTGTTCGCCACGTCCGCCAAGAGATTGGCGAAGTCGGACGTCGTGTGCAGCGCACCGCGGGTATCGAGCCCGAGCGCATAGGCCGCGAGCTCCATCTTCGAGAGGCCGGTGGTCCGCACGCCGCGCGCGTTCAAATAGACCCGCGCCGTGTCGAGGAGCGTCATGCCGCGGTACTGGCGCCCGACGTCCTCGAGCTTGAACCAGCCCGAGTTGACGCGATGCAGCAGCGCGTTCTCGATGCCGGCGCGCTTGTGGACAAGCGGATCCTCGCCGACATAGAGGTCCGCGCCAGGCCCGGCCCCTGACCGCGGCCCGTTGTTCGGCAGATCGCGCCGCGCGAGCTCGGTGAAGACCTCCGACTGCGCATCGACAAGCGTCGTACCGGCGTTGATTAGCCGGTTGGCGAATGACTGTGGCAGCCTGGCAGCACGACACGCCGTGAGAATGCCCTGACACCGCGCGCGCTCGTCTTCCACGCCCGCGTCACGCTCGTTCGGCTCGTCGGCGGGCTCTTCCGCTGGCGGCGTGGGATCGTCGACCCGCTCAGCCAGCGTGTCGGAGGGCTCCTGCTGACGGCCGCCCTCGAGCGTGGTGTCGATGTCTTCGACATCGGACATTTTCGCATCGAAGGATTGGCGAGCGGCGTCATCGGCGAATGTGCCATCGGCGCGTTTCAAGGCGGCCGCCTCACGCACGAGCTTGGCACGTTTGTCTCGGAGCTGCTTCTTGTTCATGATGTCCTCTATGAGGCGCGAGCCATCGCCAGGCGGAAACGACGCAGCCGATCTGCATCGTCATTCAGGATTTCGATAATGCAGGGATGCATCCGGGACTTGTCGCCGCTGCGAATCGTGGCGCCAATGTCGGCCGGCATCGGGACGAGCGAGACTTCGTACGGTTCCCAGTCGATCGCGGTCCGTGTCGGGAGCTGATTGTCCTTGCCGGCGTCTTCGACATAGCGATAGACGTTGTAGCCCACGCTCACGGAGCGGAGAATCTTGTCGCGGACGTCCTGCCAGATTGGTTCCACCGTGTCGCGGCGGCTGAACCGCACATCGGCGAGGCCGCGGCCGCCCTCGATGCGCGCACTCCCAGGCTCGATCGCGCCCAGCACATCGCCAACGGACCACGCTGAATGCGCATCGAGGAGCGTCCCGACGGTGTTCAGGCGTGTCAGACGAATGTGGGAGGGGTCCATCGAAAGGACTTCCCGATAGCGTTTGCCAGTATTCCAGTCGAATCGCGTCACGGGCGCGCCAGTGCTGAAGACCATCCCGACGGTCCGTTTGTCTTCGTTGATCGTGGTGAGGTCGGCGCGCAGGGAAAGTGGCAGGAGATCGACTGTTCGAGCGTGGCCCACGCCGGACAGCGTAAAGGTTAGTACTTCAGACCGGTCCCCGTAATCTCTACGGGGCGAGCTTCACCGGAACGATCGTTTGAGCCAGGCCGGCGCGTTGGGCGCGCGGAGCCAGCCTTTTCGGTACAGGACCTCGAGGTGTTCTTGAATGGTCGACGGATGCAGCGAAAACCGCCGCCCCAGATAGCTCGCCGAACAGGCTTCTCCGGTCACGCGCTGGTAGTCATCAATCGCTTCAAGGATGCGCCGCTGACGAGTCGTCAGATGATGGACAGGCGAATCATCCTCTGGCCGTGCCGAGGCCCGAGTGACGGCGTCGCTCATGCCGGCGGCCCTCCTGGCTCGGAGGCGGGCGCCACATTCGAAGGCGCCTGTGCTTGCCCGGCTTGCGTCATCTTGCGCGGATCGCTGTCGAGGACGAGCCCGAGCGCGTCCAGCTTCCTGTTGTCTGTTGCCATCTCGGCGAACAGCTCGTCGGGGTCATACCCGCGCTCGCGGATCGCATCGCTCAACGTTTGAATGCCAGAGCGAATGTTCCGCTGATACGCTAGGCCCTCCTTGTCCGGCTCGAGCATCGGCATCGGTGGCGCCGACCAGCGCGCCTCGGGCGGCGCGCTGCCCACGATGTTCATGATGCCGGCGGCCTGCATCGCCCAGCCCCAGACCGGTTGACAAAACTGCGGAATCAGCAGCCGCCAGCGCCAATCCTCGATCCGAGCCCAATGGCGCAGTCGTGACATCCGCGCCGCCGAGAACGGCAGGTTCGTATAGTCGCCGACGAGATCCTCGTACGTGACGCCGAGACCGGTCGCAATCGCGCGCAGATTCACCGAGCAATAGTCCGCATAGTCCCGGACGGACGGCGGCTGCACCACATCGATTGATCGCCCGGGAGCGGTGTTGATGATCGCGCCTGGCTCGAGCGAATCCGTTCCTGGATTGTCCGTGTCGTCATTGACACCCAGCGGGGCAGCCGTCCCGTCGACATCGCTCGTGATCACGGCGAGGCAGGCCGCGATCTTCTGCTTCATGAGCGTCGCGTCTTCGTATTCGTCGAAGTCCTTGAACCGGAGGAGCACCGGCGCGAACCAGGAGGCACCGCGCGCCGCCCCAGCCCGCGCCGGCTTGAAGACATGGAGCACGCCATCGGCCGGGACCCGCTGTGATTCGACCGAGGGCCACGCGGAGTTCCCCGGGTGCTCCTTGAAGAGCCAGTACGCCGCACGACGACCGATCGCGTCGTACTCGACGCCGTACACAATGCGCCCGCCATTCGGGAGGGTGATGCCGTGACGCGTCGTATCAATGAAGTCCGGCTCGAGGACCTGCAGCTGGAAGGGCAACGGCAGACCATCGGACGGAAGCCGAAACCGGCGACGAATCAGGACTTCGCCGGCCTCAGCGACCGTCCGCATCACGAGTTTCTGCAGCCCGGCGAAATCGCAACGGCCATCCGCATCGCAGGCCGTCGACTCGGCCCAGGCATTCCAGGCCATCCGCGCCCGGAGGTTCGCGGGAAACGGCTTGGCGACGATTCCCCAGCCGACGGTATGGTCGACAATCGTCGCGAGCGCCGATTCAGCGTACGGATTGTTACGCACGAGATCGCGCGCGACATCACGTAATCGGCCGACAAACGGTCCCGTAGCCGACGAGGGATCGCTCGTCCGTCGGCTCCAGCCCTGTGTCCGGCGTCCCATCGCGGCGCCTTCGTAGTTGCGGAGGACGAGCTCGGTCGCGATCCGCGCGCGGACCCGTTTCAATTCCCAGCGCGGGGCCAGTTGGCCCATGACGCGATCGAACCAGGGACGTTCAGTCGGCATAGTGGCCCATCACAGATCGTTCCGGTCGTTCCATGCCGGCACCGGCAAGCCCTTAGATGTCGCCGCGTAGCGGGTCCGCCCGGCCTGGCCGCCAGCAACGTTGCGTTCCATGTACGCGAGCTGCTCACGCATCGCCTGCAGGTTCTCAAAGCGATAGTGCTTGTCGCCGATGTCCATCTCGAGGACGCCGGGATTCTTGAGCATCGCCTCCTTGAAGGCGTCGATCTCGGCCTGCGTGAACGTCAGCGGCATCAGTGGTTCCCCTTCAGCCAACCCCGGCTTCGATTCCCAAGCCAGGGCGCACGCCGCGGCGCGGACGGTTTCGGCGGCGGCGTCGCGATCGGTGCCGCCGGCGTTGGCGGGGCCGGGGCCGTGTGTCCGATCCGCTGCTCGAGCGTCGCCCAGTCCGAGA